GAGCTTACGGCGGTGAGGTCGGAGACATTGAGCGTGATTAATGAGCTTGAGGACAGCGTTCAGCGGCGAATACTTATAATGCGGCACATACGGCTTGACTCGTGGAGCGAGATTTCAGCGGCTGTGGGGTATGAACGGAGCTATGTATTCCGGCTCTACGCCAAAGCCTTGAAAAAAATTGATAAAATCTTGAAAGAAGCGACTAAAAGCGATTGAAAACAACTACCTGCCTGTGGTATAATGTATCATGTGAAATTTAGGGACTGACATTCTTGACAGACAGATTCCTTTCGAGAGACAGGCTCATTGTATTTTTCTCTCCTTGATTTACGGTTCGGGAAAAGCATCGCGGAAGCGGTGCTTTTTTCGTGCGCGGAGAGACGGAAACGGGGGTGTGAGTATGGCGGGGAGGCCGTTGAAATACAAGAATAAAAAAGAGCTTGAGACGGCGATTGAGAAATATTTTGCCGGGTGCGACAAGACGGGCGAGCCTTATACCATGGCGGGGCTTGCGTATTCCTTGGGGATTGACAGAAAGACACTGCTGAATTACTCAAAAGAAAATCAATTTTTCCCCACGATAAAAAAGGCGCGAAGCAGGATAGAGGCGTTCAACGAAGGGCAGCTTTACACCAACAACCATACCGCAGGGATTATATTCAATCTCAAGAACAACTTCGGGTGGAGCGACAAGCAGGATGTGAATGTACATCAAACGGAAGATGTTGTCGCGGAAAAGCTGACGGAGGTGTTCGGATTCCGTGCTAAACAGGAGACAGATTGAGGTTGTGGAGTGCATACGCACAGAGGATCCGAAGACGGTTATCTGTCACGGCGCGAAACGGGCGGGAAAGACATACATACTCATTTACGCGTTTCTGGCGCATATGGCGGCATATAAGGACAAAGGGCTGTCGTTCATATTGGGCGGCGCAACACAGGCGTCTTTGCGGCGTAATGTGCTTGACGATATGGAGACGATATTAAACAAGCCGCTAAAGCTTGACAGGTCGAACGCAGTTGAGATATTCGGCAATAAGCTGTACTGCTTTGACGGGGCAACATCGGACGCGTGGAAGAAGGCGCGAGGCTTTACGGCGGCGGGGGCGTTCCTCAACGAGGGAACGGCACTGCATGAATCGTTTGTGCGCGAGGTTGACAGCAGATGTTCTTATCCCGGTTCGCGGCTGTTTATCGACACGAACCCGGAGAACCCGAGCCACTATATCAAGACCGACTACATAGACAAGGACGGCGCACGCCTTAAGAGCGGACGCTTGAATATACGAGCGTTTCATTTCTCGCTTTATGACAACAACGCGCTTGATCCGGAATACGTCGAGAGCATTGTGCAGAAAACACCGAGCGGGATGTATACGGATCGCGACATCAAGGGGCTGTGGGTTTCGCCGGAAGGCGTTGTATATCCCGATTTCAGCCGAGACTTGTATGTGACGCCGGAGGACATTTCACGGATGGAGTTTGAAAAAATATATGCCGGGGTCGACTGGGGCTATGAGCATTACGGAGCTATTGCGCTGTGCGGTGAGCGTTCCGACGGCGTTACGGTCGTTATGGAGATAGACGCGAAACAGCATATGGAGATAGACTACTGGAGCGGCAAGGCACTTGAACTGAAACGGAAATACGGCGATATTCCGTTTTACTGCGATGATGCGAGACCGGAGCATATAACGCGATTCCGCAAAGACGGGCTTAACGCACGCCACGCGAAAAAGTCCGTGCTGTCGGGCATAGAACAGGTAGGAAAAGGGTTTAAGACAAAGACACTGCTTGTGACGGACAACTGCAAGCGGTTTAACGATGAAATATATCAATACGTTTGGAACGAGGTGACGGGCGATCCGGTCAAGCTGTTTGATGATGTGCTGGATGCCGTGAGATATGCGATATACACAAACTACGTATTTGCAAGCAGATAGGGGATGATGATTGCGGTGGAGTTAACGACTGCGGAAATTCAAAAAAAGATAGCGAAATTCGAGAGCAAGAAACGCCCGCGATTGAATATGCTCTACGAGTATTACGCGGGTCGGCACAGAATATTGTCCGCCGCGAAGCCCGGCGGCAGACCGAACAACAGAATCGTGACGAATTTCGCAAAGAATATCGTAACCAACACAACCGGGTATTTCATGGGCAATCCGATTACATACAATTACGACGATGAAACACTTGCCGAGCGTATGAGCGAGATACTCGAATACAATGACGATGCATTTGTGAATACGCAGCTGTCGGAGCATTTGAGCATATTCGGTATTGCGGCGGAAATGCTGTATCTGGATACGGAAAAGGACACGGGCGATATAAAAATACGATACGCGCCCATTAATCCTATGCAGCTTGTGGTTGAAACCACGGGCGATATTAACGACGATATAACGCTTGCAATCAGGTGGTACGACGTGTTTGACGATGACGATGTACGCACGCGCCATATTGAGGTGTACGACAGTGAGACCGTGTCATATTATCGTCTTGACGCTTACGGCTCTGTGCATGAGGAGATACCGGACGGCAGACAAGCGGCGGTACAGCGTCATTATTTCGGCGAAGTGCCGATTAACGTGTATTACAACAACGATAACCGCATGGGCGATTTCGAGGATGTTATAAGCCTTATCGACGCATACAACACAATGCAGTCGGAGAGCGTCAACGATTTTCAGAGCTTCGCGGACTGCTTGATGCTTGTAAAGAATATGCGTATGTCCGAGGATGCGATAGAAACCATGCGGGAAAAGCACGTGATTGAAGCATTTGAGGACGGAGATGTAAGCTACCTCGTAAAGCAGGTTAACGATACGTATGTGGAGAATATCAAGGAGCGGATAAAGCAGGATATTTATTTATCCTCAAACACCGTCAATATGTCCGATGAGAGCTTTGCGGGAGCGACAAGCGGCGCGGCAATCAGGCGGCGGATGATGAATTTCGAAAGCCGCGTATCTCAAACGGAGCGATATTTCAAGAAGGGTTTACAGCGTCGGTTTGAGCTTATATGCAATATGCTCGGCGTGCAGGGGAGCAGCTTTGACTATCTTTGCGTAACCCCGGTGTTTGAGCGCAACATCCCCGCCGATATACAGGAGATCGCCACAGAGGTTGCACAGCTCCAAGGGATGGTTTCAAAGCGGACATTGCTGGCGCAGATACCATTTGTTGAGGATGTGGAGGAAGAGCTTGAAAGGCTTGAGGAAGAAGAAACGCAGTACAGCGCGGGAAACTTCGGGCAGAACGACAGCGAGTTGTTGAACGATGATGAAGAAGACGAACCTGCAGAGAACAAACGAGTATTGGCAGAGGCGCATATACAAGCTTGAGAACGACCTTACAGCCTCGGTCAAGATTGATGAGCTGTATAACGAAGCATACGACAAGCTTTTGGCGGATGTTGAAGAGCTTTACAAGCGAACCAAAGACGGCGAGCCGCTGACACGGACGGAATTGTACCGCTACAGTAAGTTTCTGGCGTTCAAAAACCGCCTTGAGAGCGAGAGTAAACGGATAGGCAGGTCGTTATATTCCGAGATAGAACAAGCACTCGCAAAGGCGTACAAAGCCGCAGGGCTTGCCGCAAAGGAACGGCTCGGAGAAACGAGCGTTTGGACGGTTCAAAACAGGCGCATGGCACGGGCGTGTGTCGAGCGCGACTGGGCGGGTTCGAATTTCAGCAAACGGATTTGGAAGAACAGACAGGCAATGTCGGCGGCGGTTCGCGAGGGCGTGATTGACTGCGTTGTAAACGGCAAGAGCCGAGCCGATTTCGTCAACGTTCTGACAAAACAGTTCGGTGACAGCGAGAACCCCGGAGCGGCGCGGTCAAGAGCGGTCACTCTGACGCGTACAGAGGTCATGCACACGCTGAATACCGGAGCAATGGAAACATACGCGTCCGAGGGCGTTCACTTCCTGCAGTGGGACGCAGAGCCTGACGCGTGCAACGAATGTCTGGAGCTTGCCGCGCACAACGGCGGCATATACCCGATTAACGAATACCCCGGAGCGATAGCGCATCCCCGCTGTAGATGCGTGCCTATTCCGGTTGAGGATGATGACCCGCGAGTGTCGGGAATGGTGAAAAGCACCAAACCCGACACGCAGTTCAGAGGAAAACGGCTTGCCGCATCCGGTGAAAATATACTTGACATTTCCGGGGAAAGTGGTATAATAGAAACAGGTGGCAA